AGGAATTTATGACAATGCTCATATTCCAGGCGGAGTCCCAGGTTCATTTGGCGCTTGGTCAGCAATTTCAGATCAAGCTTCTTATTCAACTATTACAGTAACAACTCCAAGACCACACGGACTGTTGCCAGGAACACCAATTTTGATTAACGATTTAAGTTCACCAATTGGTGGAATTCAATTTATTAATAACGTTTCAACTCCAAATCAATTTAAATTTACATTAACTTCACAAACCGCAGTTAATAATCCAATCAATACTGTAAATATTGGATTGTACACTAGACCAGAAGGTTATGTAGACCACAGACCTTTTGATGGCGGAGTTATTTTAACAACAGCAAATAACGTTTGCGGAGTTCAAACAATTCGTCAAACACGTCGTTATTTCCGCTATCAATCAGGAAAATCAATTCAGTTTTCTACAGGCGCTAAATTAACTCCTACATATGATATTGATACAATATTTGCAGATAACAATGCTGTAGGTATTGCATTGGTAACAGTTACAACAAGACAGGATCATGGATTGCAGCCAGGAGCTGTCGTTAGAATTGAAGGCGCTACAGTCACTGGAACTTATAACCCATGGAATGGAGATTTTCCAGTTACAGAAATTTTAGGAACAAACTCATTTAAGTATCAAATGAGCTTAAATCAAGTTATGCCTTCAACAGATCAATTCCCAGGTGGAACAGACGTAAAAGCAACAGTAGTTCGTTGGAAAGGTGCAGCAACTCGTTGCGGAATGTTTGATGATCAGAACGGCTTCTTTTTTGAGTATGACGGAAAATCATTCCACTGTGTTCGCAGATATACAAAGAAAGAACTGTTTGGTCGTTTAAATCTTACACAATATTCAAACTACGTATTTGGTACAAATACAAGATTTAGAAAGCAGCTAGTTGTTGGAGATCAAATAACAATTAGAGGTGCACATTATAAAGTTATTCAAATAAATAATGATACCGAAATGTTTATTTCTCCAGCTTATAAAGCTTCAACAACAACTTCTGCAAGATATTTGAAGATGGAAACAATTAAGGTTCCACAGGATCAATGGAATATTGATAAAATGGATGGAACTGGTCCATCTGGATATGTATTAGATCCAGGCCGTATGCAAATGGTTTATATTGACTATACATGGTATGGTGCTGGATTCATTAGATTTGGATTTAGAGCAACTGATGGAAATATTTATTATTGCCACAAGATGCCTAACAATAACGCAAATACTGAAGCGTATATGCGTTCAGGTAACTTGCCAGCACGTTATGAAGCGGTAAATGAACCAACTAAGTTTGCTCGTTTAGTTGCTGGTGGAACTGCAATAAGTGGAGCATCTTTAGCACCAACAGAAATTGCAATGTATGTAGATAATGTTGATTTTTGGCCAGATTCTGGATACTTAATGATTAAAGATGATCAAAATTGCGAAATAGTTTCTTATTCATCAATTGGCGCATATAATTCTGTAGCTAGAGGTTACTTAGTAAATATTGCAAGACGTCAACCAATGCCAATTAATTATACTGGCTCAATGGTTAATTTAACTGGAACAAGTGCATCAGTTGTATTTACTCCAGATGCTACGGTTCCTGGTGGTGCTGGTACTGCACAAGTTTCAGTTCAACCAATTTCTCAACAATGTGCTCCAGTAATTTGTCACTGGGGATCTTCAGTTATTATGGACGGAAGATTTGACGATGATAAAGCCTACATCTTTACGGCTGGTATGCAGAGATTTATGCAAATTACTGGTTCTGGTACATTTACAGCTAAAATTTCATCACGTTCGGCATCAGGCGGTGTTGTAACTCTTACAACACAGTCTTCACATAGCATTCAGCCTGGATATAATGTTTCTATATCTGGTGTTAATACAGTAGCATCAATTACAAATGCTTCTATTACTTCCAGCGTAGCAACAATTACAACAAGCGGTGCACATAATTTACAGCAGGGACAAACAGTTACAATTACAAACGTAATAACTTCTGCAAACACAATATTTAATGGAACATATACAATTACATCTGTTCCTACATCAAATACATTTACATATGTAAGACCATATCCATCAAACGTAACTTATGCTAATCTGTCTGGTACAGCAACAGAATCTTCAACATTTAATGGAACATTTTCTGTATCTTCTGTAACATCAAATACAATAGTTTACTCAATTCCAAATACTGCAACATTTAGCTCAGCAGTTGTTGCAGCAGGAAATGCAACGCAATCATTTGGTTCATCTTCAACACCAAGACCACTAGTTTCAATTAGAATTGCTCCTTCCGTAGATAACGGACTTGGAAGAAACTATGGAATTCGTGAAGTTGTCAACCATATGCAGCTAAACTTATCATCAATTGGTATTCTTTCTTCTGGACAGTTCTTGATTCAAGGATTCCTAAATCCAGCATCACTAATTGGACCATCAATTCCTGGAGATTGGGAAACAGTTAGAGTTCCAGGTGGATCTTTAGCACAGGTTATTTATCATGATGGCTCTGGTGTTCCAGGTTCAACAATCACTAACCCAACAAATACCATTTCAGGCGGAGACCAGGTGTTTGCGTTCTATACAGAAAACTCTGGTGGTGAAAACTTGTCTGTTACAAACTTGGATCTTTCAAAAGTAAGAGATCTTGGAACATCAATTCTTTCTGGAAATGGAAATACTTCATCTCCAGGGTATCCTAATGGACCAGATATTCTTACAATTGTTGCAACAAACCTTGGTGCAACTACAGGTAATATTTCTTGCCGCTTGTCTTGGACAGAGGCTCAGGCTTAAAAGGAGGGGCATAAATGCCTAATTACGCTACACTATCTAATCAGATTGATGTATTTAAAACTAAAGTAGATGCTTTATATGCTACAGGTAATTTAGATGCCAATTCATTGCTACTTCTTGCCGAAGCGCTAGAGACTTTATCCAATGCACTTGGCGTCAATGATATTGTTGGCGCAACCGCAGCAGCAATAACACAATTAAACACTGCAAGAGATGCAGCAATTACTGTTGTAAATGGAACTGCAAATGGAACTGCCGTTACTAATCTTCAAAACTCTTACAACACCTTAAATACCGCTTATCAAAATTATGGCTCTAGAATCACTTCTCTTGAATCAACAAGCACATCTCAGCAATCAGCAATTGCTACAGCTTCTGCTCTAGCAGCGCTTGGCGGGTGGAATACATGGGTTATTCATAGTAGTGGAAATAGATCTTTATCTGGAAACGATAGAATTTTTGTTATTCCAGCAGCAAATATGACATTGACTTTACCAACAACGCCATCTCTAGGAACTGCTGTAAGAATTGTAGATGCGGCTGGAACAGCAGCAACAACAAACTTTACAGTTGCAAGAAATGGTTCAAATATTATGGGGCAGGCCCAAGATTTGATTGTTAACACAAATAGTGCAAGATTGCATCTGGTATATGTAGATGCAACTCGTGGATGGAGACTTGTATAATGCCAATTTATTATGATGATGTTGTAAATTCTACAATTAATTTTAGAAATATTTCAACAACAGGACAAACTCTTTCTGGCTATAGAACTGGAAGACTAGATCTTGGCACAACAAGCGGCACAGTAAATCTAGATCTATCTTTATCAAATGATTTTACATGTACATTAAACGGAAATACAACATTTAATATTACTAATACTCCAGCAACTGGGGTTGTTTCTTTTTCTTTACAATTAACTGGCGGAGGATCTTATACAGTTAGTTTTACAAATGCAAAATATCCAGGAGCTACTGCTCCTTCTTTAACCTCTGGAGGAATTGACGTTATTACGTTTGTTACATACGATAACGGAACTTCTTGGAGAGGCCAAGTCGCAATGAAGGACTCAAGATAATGTACGCACAAGTTATAGATGAAGAAATTGTACAAATTGTTGATGAACAATCTTTAAGAGAGCTTTATCCATCAACACATTTTCCATCACCAATTGAACAACGCCATTTAGAAGGTTTTGACAATTGGTATGTTGTACAAGACGATCCAACCACACCAGAATATGATTTTAAAACTAAAAAAATTGAATTTGTTAGAGAGTGGAATGCTGGAGCTGTTGTTGGTTACTATAAAATATTAAATTTAACAAATGCAGAAAAAGATGCTTTAATTGAATCAAGATGGGCTCAAATTAGATATCACAGAGACAATACAATTATTTCTACTGACTATCTTATGATGCCAGATGTATTTAGTTCTTTTTCAGATTCAGATAAGGCTAAGGTAATATCTTATCGTCAAGCTCTTAGAGACATTACAAATCAAGAAGACCCATTTAATATTGCATGGCCTTCTCTGGGAATTGAGTCTATTACATTAAGATATAATGTGGAGATTTAAATGCCTTTTCCACAAAATAGATATCTGTCTGCTCCAGGTGGTACAAAACCATTTTTGTTAAGACAAATTATCACAACTGGATATGTTTTAGCTGGATATCAAAATAGCAGCCCTTGGACAAACGTTAATCAAGTTGCTCATTCTACAGATACAACTACAGATTTAGGAAATTTATTAAATAACTCTTCTGGATATCCAGGAGGAATGTGTGACGACACATTTGCTTATTTGTTAAAGGCAAATAATGGCGTTGGAGGAACATCTACTCAAACAAATAAATTTAGTATGAGAACAAACTCTTCTGTTGTCGGACCATCCTCTCCATACAATTGTGGAAATAATGGAACAATAATGCACAAGGAGCAATCCTACGCATATGGTAAACCTTTTGATGGCTCTGCGGCTATTATGAGATTTAATTTTGCAACACAATCTTGGATGTCTAGCCTTAGCTCTTCATATGGAACAAACGGCGGTTCAGGCGGTTCTGCTTTTTATCATGAGTTTGCTGGATGGCATTATGGAGATGGAAACGGAACTGGAGCTGGTGTAAAATTAACCTTTTCAACAGAAACACAGTCTACTGGAACAATGTATGGCGCACATGGTCAGCAAAAAGCAATCTCTTCAAAACGAACTTATCTTTATGCTGGCAATGAAGGAGATTACGCTGGAGGATATAATTTAAGGCGGTGGAATGTTTCTACAGAAACAAACGTTGGAACCGTTTCAAAACCAATTGGAAATTGTGGAGAAGAAAATTTTGATATGGGCCAAGATTGGCAATTCATGCTAGGGAATTATAATGGTTCTCAAAATAACAGATCTTGGAGATTTAATTACACAACAGATAGTGGATATGAAGGCGGCGGCTCAATGCAGTCAAAAGGCCCTGGAGGCAGAAGCTCGGCATATTCAGCTTATCGTTCTTAATAGATAGGTAAATTAATGAGATATATAAACGATTTAACGTCGGACGTTTCTGGCTACACAAAAGAGCAAAAAGACATTCTTCTTTATGCTGCAAATAGGCAATGGGGCACCCCAGTATTTAAAATAGATAATTTTGTTGGCGGCGCACAATTTACACCATTTGGAAAATTAAGACAATTACTTCTAGAGTTAGGTTCACGAGAAAATCTTATTTCAGAACAAGAGCTAAAAATTGAAAGAACTAAACTTGAAATTGAATTAGAGAAAGAACTTATTTTACAAACAAATTTGATTGCACAAAGAAAAATTCACGAATTAAATATTAAAGAAAAAGAACGTGTTCTTCAAAATCAAAAAATTATGATTAGTTTAACATATGAAGAACGAGACAAGTTTATGATGCTTATAGACAGATTCAATAATTCTGAAGAGGGTAAATTGCCAGATGGAAGAAAAATAATGGACATTATTGGCAATCATGAAGAAGAAGAAAGGCTAGAGGCAGAACTTTGGGCTGTGAGACTTGGAGCTCAAGCTGGATACGATTTGTTATTTTACGGCAGGGTTAATAATGGTAATATGGAAGCAATTGATCAGTTGCCAAAAGATATTCGGGAACTTGCCCTAGACAATGCTATGTCAAAGGCTTTGGAAACAAATGAAAAATTGGAGGCTTTACAAAATATTGTTAAAACTCGTTTAGAGTTAGATAAGCCAACTGGAGTTTGGGAGTCTCTTGAATGATATATTTTTTATATGATGTTGAAGATAGGAGCCCTTATATTAATGAGGTTGGAGAATATTCTAGTTGTTTAATTGGAGCTATTGATGAGGCTAACCTGCTATATATAAGATTACCAAAAGTTCTTATTGTTCCTAAAAACGTAGCCATGGCATGGAAATTTGCTGGAAAGTATAAAGGCTATATAAATGTTAGAGAAAAAACAAGAGTATATGATCAGATTGATCATGAATATTTGAATCCATATAAAGATAAATATCAATATTCTTTGACCGAAGAAGACAAAGAAAATGCTTGTTTATTTCAAAAAGCATTTATGTGTTTCACATTAAACAAATATTATAAAAATAAAATTCGTATTTCTAACTCAACACCCGCATTTTTACGAGATGAAAATTGGTCTTCAGAACACGTACTTTTAGAAAAGAAAAAAATAGTAGAGTCTGAGATAAATGCTTGCCAAAATTGGATAGAAACTGGTATACTATTAGATAAGAAATTTGGAGTTCAATATGACCCAAATATTGCATCACAAACTATCAATCTTTAAGGAAAATGTTTAGCGTACCTTTAAATCCAAAATTAAATGAAAATCAACTTAATGATTTTATAAATTTTTTAAAAGATTATAAACCATATATTTATGATTTTTATTTTACATGTAGGATCCCGCCATTTAATCAAGATGCTATGGGGGATGTTTTTTCTGCTGGGCCAGAAGACCATCAATACCTTATTGATTTAGCATTATATATTCAATCTGAGTTAGGAATTACTGCTTCTGCAGTTTTTAACAATATCGAGGTCAGGCCAAGTCAAGAAAACCTAGATTTGTTTATTGAAAATTTTAAACCACTATATGAATCTGGTATTAGATCTGCAACAATACCACATACTCATTGGATGGCTACAGGACAAATTAAAAAACAGTTCCCAGAACTTTTTGTAAAAAATACAATATTGAGAAATGTTTCAGAACCAAGAGACATAGAAAAGCTTGCTAAGGCTGGATTTGATTATATAAATTTAGATCGTGACTTAATGAGGGATCACGAACGTTTAAAAAGGTTTAATAAGGCAAAGCAACAGTTTGGCATAAAACTGTCTCTATTGGCCAATGAAGGCTGTTATGGCGGTTGTATAATGATGGACGAGCATTATCAATTTAATAACACTAGAACAGATGGACCACAATATTTTAATGACCCAATAAGTAGGGTATCTTGCCCAAAATGGGATCACGAAGATTTTGCACATTCTCTTAAAACAGCCAATTTTCCTCCATGGAGAAAGGATTGGCAAGAGTTTTTAGATGATCTTGGAATTGATGTAATTAAAATGCATGGTAGAGAATCTCATACAAGATTAAAAGAAACTATGGATATAATTAGAAGGTATGCCAACAATGAAGAAATTTTATTTGATAATTTTAATGATTTTATTGAAGAAACTAATTTGGTTGATAAACCAATTGCCATCTGGCGCAATAAGATCAAAAATTGTAAATTTGATTGCTGGGATTGTGGGTATTGCGACAAAATAGTTGCAGCTAAATATGGCACTCATATCAATGAGAAAGTTGCTTTGGTTGCTAAAGAAATTGTTGATTCAGTAAATAATTTAATTGAAATAGATATCCCAGGATTAACTAGTACTCGTGTTCAATCTTTAATTAATGCAATTGCAAATAAAAGTAAAAAATATTTAGAGGTTGGATCTTATCAGGGTGCAACCGCAGCGGCTGCTTTAAAAGGTAATAGCATAGAAGCGTATTTTGTAGATAATTGGTCAAATGTTCCACAATCTTTACGAACAGATTGGGACACTCCTAAAAGTAATTCATTGGAAGAATTTAAAGATAATATAAGGCCATATATTGGAAATAATAAAATTAAAATATGCAATTCTGATATGTTTAAGGTAAATTTAACAGACATTAAAGATATTGATTTTTTCTTTTATGATGGCCCACACGACTTGCAGAATACGCAAAATATAGTAAAATATTACTCAGAGGTTTTTGCAAAAAACACCATTATGATATTTGATGACGCAAATTGGACTCAAGTAGTTCAAGGCTCTCATAAAGGAATTATTGAGTCTGGTTTAAAAATATTATATAGCAAAAAAATATTAAATAGTTCAGAATCAGATAAAGACTGGTGGAACGGTTTATACATATTAGTTACGGAGAAATAATGCCTAGTTTAAATATTTTGTTTGAAGAGTGGTACTACATATTAATGCTTGGAACTGTAATGGTTCTTTCTTATTATGCAAGAAAATTTGATGTCTTTCAACCACTTTATTCTTGGATTGCAAAAAAAATAAAATCAAAAAGAGCAGTAATTGCTATTACATCAGCCGTTTCTGGAGTGTTGCCAATTAATGGCAGAGTTGTTATTTCAGCTGGAATCTTAAATACAATGGCTCCACAAGATGAGCGTAGAAAAAAATATGGCGTCATAGACTACTTGGCAACACATCACTTTTATTTTTGGTCTCCATTAGAAAAGACTGTATTGCTTCCGATGGCGGCATTAAATATTTCTTATGCTTCTTTTATAGGATCGGTATGGCCGCTGCTTGCAACTTTAGTAGTTTGTATTCTTTATTATATTTTTGGGGTTTTAAAAGAGTCTGATGTAGATATTGTTATTAGGAGTAAGAGAGAAAAACAATTATTAAACACAAAAAATATAATCAAGGATAATATATTTACATTATTTATAGTCACAGCCATCCTTGCTTTGGGCAACTTTGTGTCATACCACAAAGACTATTTTTCAAAAATTGTAGATTCGGCTCACGATTCAGAGATGCTAGTATTAGTCTTACTTGGATCCTTTATCCTATCTTTTATCCTAGGAAGTAGTGGAAAATTTGCTGGAGTTCTAGCCGTATCCCTACCAATTTTTGGAGCCACCTACCTACCCATACTGTTTGCAGCAAATTGGGCTGGCTACATATTGTCTCCAATGCATAAATGCATGATAATTGGAAAGAGGATGTTTGGGTCTTCCTTTAAAGAATACTATAGGGTCCTATCAGCAGTAGTCCTATTTGTCTTTTTGGTATCGATAGTTCAGACTTATACCACAGGGCTTTAAACGCTTATATTCCAGTGGCTTCTAGAAGGTCGCTGGGGTATAATTAAGAATGTTATAGGGAAAAGCGGACCTTAACAAAAATGCATTCATGCTATAATTTATACAGGAGAAAATATGCCTAGTTATGACAGTTTATCAAGTCAGATCACTACTTTTAAAGCTAAAGTAGATGCTCTGAGCAGCAGCACTCTAACTGCACAAGACCTAGTATTCCTTGCAAAAGCACTGGAGTCAATGGGCAATCTATTGGGAGTTAACGATATTGTTGCTGCAACTTCTAACAGCATCAATAGTATCCAAACTGCAGGAAGCGGACAAGTAACAACAGTTCAAACTGCAGGAGCAACACAAATTGCTGCTGTTAATACAGCAGGAACACAAAACATTGCTAACCTTGCAGGTCAAATTAGCAATTATACTTTATATACAAACATGGGAGTGATTTAATATGCCAACAGTAAGCTTGCCAGCTCGATTTGCAGCAGGAACAGCAACTACATCTGAAGTTACAATATTAACAGTTCCTGGTGGAGAATCAGACATTATTACATCTGTTACATTTGATAACATTACAGATGCAGCTAATCAGGTTACTTTAAAGATGGCAGGAGTCAACTTTGCAAAGAACCTTGATCTCGCACCAAGATCATTAGTAGTTTTAGATTTTAAACAAGTTTTAAACACGGCAGAAACAATTACAGTTCAGGCATCAGTTAACAATGGTGTCACATACTTTGTTTCTGGCGTAAAAGTAATCAATACATAATTAGGAGATTTAAAAAATGGCTGTAGCAAATTCAACTACACAAATTATAATGCCAGGACTAGATGCGTCTATTCAGTCAAATCTAAATACAGCATTAAATACAAACACAACGTTGCAGAATGTTTTAGCATCAGTTGGAAATATTCCACTGAAAGTTGTTAAGCCTGTTACAGTCAAATTAACTTCAACACAGTATTGGACTCGTCCAGCTAATACACTGTCTTCAGTAGAGGTTACAATTGTTGGCGGCGGCGGAGGCGGCGGGGGATCTCATGGTTCTCACCATGGTGGCGGCGGTGGTGGTGGAGGACAGGTTATTCGTCGTCACGTAGATATTGCATCTGTTGCAGTAGGACAATCTGTTCTTGTTACAATTGGAACTGGTGGTTCAAGAGTTTGTGGAAGCACAAATACAAATGGCGGTAGCGGTGGTAATACTACATTTGGTTCATTCTTAACTGCATTTGGCGGCGGCGGAGGCGGCGCTTATGGACAGCATGCACCACAATCTCCTGGAGGTTCAACTGGTGGCGGCGGTGGAAGAAACGCACACTCTGCAGGAGGCGGTGGCGGTGGCGCAGGTGGCGCAGGCGGAGGAGCTTGGGGACAAAATCAAGAACATAGCTGGAGAATGTATGCTGGACACGGTTCACATACACCAACAACAGATGAAGGATCTTCTTCTGGAGGACATGGAATGGCTGGACAAAATTCAAGTTCACAGTCTACAACAGGTGGAACTGGCGGATTAGGTTTGTATGGCCTTGGCGGTGGCGGTGGCGGTTCAGGTCGTCACGCAATGGGCAACGGATCAAACGGTGGTGGCGCAGGTGGCGCAGGAAATGGAAGTCCGTATGGAACTGCTGGACAGCCTGGACAAAATGGTTCTGGCGGTGGCGGTGGCGGTGCAGATAATGGAGACTGCTCAGGACTTGGTGGAGACGGAGCATGTATTATTACTTATTGGTTAAAGGAGAATGCATAATGAGTGAACGCAGAAATATGGCGTTAGTAAAAGAAGGCACAGTTATAAATACTATTGTTTTTCCAGAAAAAGGAGAACTTTATGACAGCCTTTTGGTAGATGTAAAAGCACAATTTTCAGACTGCGACTTAATTGATGCAACTGATTGGGTAGATGAATCACATCCATATGATGTTGTTTCTCCAGGATTTTCATGGGATGGAGAAAAATTTATCGCTCCAGCTCCAGGAGTAGATACAGTAACAGAAGAAAGCTTAGAAGAAGCAAAATTAATGATGGAAGCAGATATCGCACGTAGGGCAGAAGAGGCAGCTAATGATCCTGCTGTAACTCCTGCACCAAAAACAGGAGGAAATGAATAATGCCGATTACATCAATTCCAGAAGCAGTTAGCCCTGCACTTTGGACATACACATACTTACAGGCACCAATAAATGGACAAGGTTATACATATTTTAACATTCCTGTTGAATTTATTAATCTTGGAACAATTGCTGCTGGAGGAACTGCAACATGCAATATTGCCGAAGATGGAGTTTTTAGAATGCAAGCAAGCGGTAACATGACAGTAGCATTCACAAACATTCCTACTACAGGTAAAGCAGCATTTTGGCAGGTAGAAATTAAAGCTGGTGGCTCTTACACAGTTACTTGGCCAGCAGCAGTTAAATGGGATGGCGGTGGAGCTTCTAACGTAGCACCATTGCTTTCAACCAATACAACAGTATTGAATTTTTTCACAAGAGACGGCGGTACCACAATTTATGGTGCGTACGCTTTTGCCGATCTTAACGTATAGGAGATAAATAAAAATGGCTGTAAATTCCACCACAAAGTTACAAGTACTACCAGGACTAGATAGCACAATGCAATCAAATATGCAGATTGCTTTAAACTCAAATTCAACTTTAGCATCTGTAATTTCTGCTACTGGTGGAGTTCAAACAAAGCTTTTAAAGCCAGTAACGGTTAAATTTAATTCAACTGGTAACTGGACACGTCCAGCAAACACAATGTCTTCAGTAGAAGTAATTTTGGTCGGTGGCGGCGGAGGCGGCGGAGGTTGCCATTCATCTGGTCACGCTGGCGGTGGCGGTGGTGGTGGACAAGTTATTAGAAGATTCGTAGATATTTCTTCGGTAGCAGTTGGTTCAAATATTCTTGTTACAATTGGTAACGGTGGTTCAAGAGTTTCTGGTAACAATAATACAAATGGTGGAGACGGAGGACAATCAACCTTTGGTTCATTCTTGACTGCAGGCGGAGGCGGCGGAGGCGGCGCTTATGGACAGACTGGAAGACAAGGTAGCGGTGGATCTTCTGGCGGTGGCGGTGGCCAAGCTTCACACTCTGCTGGTGGCGGTGGCGGTGGCGCAGGTGGCGGAGGATTGCATGGTCGTTGCATGATGATGCACCACTCTTGGTACACTTATGGTGGGCAGGGCTCACATAACGTTTCTGGACTTAATGGAGGAGAAGGAGCTTCTATGGGAGGTTCTGGAGAGTATAAGGCCTCGTCATCAGATCAGAATTGTTGCGGTGGAAATGGCGGACCTGGACTATATGGATTTGGCGGCGGCGGCGGAGGCGGCGGAGATTGGGGTATGGGAGCAGGTTCAAATGGCGGTGGAAATGGTGGCTCAAGAACTTCGTATAGCCCATATGGAACTGCTGGAGCATCTGGTATAGATGGAACTGGCGGCGGCGGCGGAGGTTGCCAAGAAGGAAACAGTTCTGGCTTAGGTGGCGCAGGGACCTGTTTAATTACTTACTACGTAAAAGAGAGCGCTTAATATGTACGCCGTAATTGAAGACAATAAGATTGTCACATACGGCACAGCAGAGCAAATTCTAAATGTGTCTGTTGGCGAACAAGGTTTAAAATCTGTAATTAAAGAAAATAATCTTATTGAAGTTGTAACAAAAATAGATTATGACTCTGACACAGAAAAATTAATTTCAGTAGAACCTTATATTGAAGGCAAAAAAGTATATTCTGTTAAAAAAGAAAAGCTTAGTAAAGAAGAAATTAAGTCTAACATAGATGCACACGTAGATTTTGAACTAATGTCTGTTTCTGGAAGAACTGATAAAGCGGCAAAAGATTACATTAAAGCTTTGGAAAAAATTAAAGATTCGGCAGATTTGATTTCAAAAATTGAATGGCCAGAAAAACCAGCAGAGGAATCATCTAAATAATGTTTGTTAATCATCGTTCTATATTTAGAAGAAATCGTTTTACACAAAATGGACTACAACTTTGGGTAGACGCAGCCTTACCTGGAACAGTAACAAGAGATGGAAATAATAAAGTTTCTTTATGGAAAGACAAAACAATTAATGGAAGAAATTTTGTTCAAAATACAGCAGCGCAACAACCAACATTTTTACCTACAGGAATTAATGGTTTAGGTGCTGTATACTTTGACGGAACAGCATTTAATATGCCATTTTCAGATCAAACTCTTGGTTATATATCTGGATCATCTTTTACAATAGCATACGTTGCTACAAAAACTGCTGGATCAGCAAACCAATATGTAATTGGTGGTCAAGGAACAGGAACTAGAAATAATCTAATACTTGGATATGTTTCTTCTAACACATATAAATTTGGTCTTGGAAATGATGACCAAAATGCAATTGTCAATGTAGTAAATGCTGGTGTTCCAGAGCTTTATTTAGTAACATTTGATTCTTCAACATTTGAAAGAAGAATTAGAAGAAATACCGCAGACGAAGGACTTGGAGCATCTTCTGGATTAATTTCTGGAATGTCTGGACAGTCCCTTGGAAAATATTTGTCCTCATTTGGAAACTTTGCAATAGGAGAACTTTTAATTTATAACAGAGTTTTGACTGCATCTGAAATTAATAGCGTTGAACGTGATTTAATGTCAAAGTGGTCAATTACTTACGGTAGCTAGGAGACATAATGCCAATAACATATGAATATTATGCCCCACAAAGATTTGGAAACCCAACAACTCTAACTACAACACCACAAAATATTTATACATTTGATCAAAAATCAATAATGAAACAGTTATTGGTTGCTAATATTTTTAATGGACTTCTAACTTTCTCTATGTATCTTGTTCCCTCTGGACAAGTTCTTAAAGAACAATATAAAATTTTTGGAGATGTTCAGGTAGACGCAAACACAGTGTTAACTATTGATCTAAACCAGGTTGTATATCCTGGAGAAGCTATTTATGCTCACGCTAATGTGGCAAACGGACTTAACTTTATTATCTCTGGAGTAGAAATATTCAATCCTGTTGAGACGGCATAGTTTAAGGTGATATGCAATGGCATACAAACAGTATGGAAATGTAATAAATACTTTAAACATAAAAGCAAAAAATATATTTAATTGGAACACAAATTATATAAGTTCCTATGGTTTTCGAAATTTAAATTCTAAAAATGCCCACACCGCAATTTCAAGATCTACAATTAAAGTTTCAAGTGGAACTGGACAATTACTTGGCTATGTCCCTTCTTTAGTTGGTTTAAATTATGACACAGCATCATTATTGTTAAGAAATGCTGGATTTACTCCTGATCCAAATTATATTTATTCTAACAGCATTGGTTTTCAACAATATCTTTCTCAGGGAGGATATGTTTCAGCTCAAGCACCTGCACCTTCAGCATCTTCTGGAACACTACTGGCATTTGGTTCAAGCGTGAGGCTTGATGTTATTCTCTATACATCTACGCCAATTGATACAAGCACGGTTCCAAATGCCCCACTATGGTCTAATGCTACATCTACAGATTCTGCTGTTACACTAACCTTTTTGACTCCAAGTAATGGTGGGTCTCCAATTTTAAGATATGAGTATAGTATAACAAATGGTGCAACTTGGATAAATATTAATTTACCAGTAAACAATACATTTACTGTTTCTGGTTTAACAAATAATGTTAACTATACATTTTATATAAGAGCAGTAAATGCAAAAGGAAATTCTGCATCTTCATCTGGAGTTACAAAAGCGCCCGTTGCATCAGGAGGAGGCGGAACAGCAGTTGTTCCAGGAACTCCATCTTTTACAGTATCATTTATTACCAATACATCTTTTAGAATAGATCTTACTCCACCAGCAAGCGATGGCGGATCTCAAATTATAAGATATCAACATTCTCTTAATAATGGTGTTACTTGGACAAATGATTTTACAAATACTGGACCTATTACAGTTTCAAATTTAACTCCAGGTACATCTTATCAAGTAGCATTAAGAGCAGTAAATGCAATTGGAAATGGTATTGCAACTGCTAGTCAAAATATTTCTACTACTCAAATTGTCCCAGAATTAATTGGTATTTCTGTAAATGCTGCAAAAGCAATTATAACTGCATCTGGCTATGTTTATGGAGACGGAACAATTTCAGCCTCAAATAACCAGTTTTATTTAGACTATCCTGGAGGATATGTTACAGCACAATCTCCTACTGCTGGAGCAAATTTGGCTGGCGGAGGAACAGTTAGATTAGACTTTACACAATATCTTTCAGCACCATCATATGGAACGGTACCAAATGTTATTGGACTTACCTTATCTGAAGCGGTTACAAGACTACAACAGGCTGGATATTCAAATATAACTCAAATAACAACATCTGATCCAAACAAAACATATCAACAAATTTATGCACAAAATCCAGTTTCTGGAACGGCAGCTCTTGTCAATACAGAAATTACAATTAGCTATTCAGATTATACAGGTACTATATCAACACCAACAAATACAGTTAAGCCTTCCATTACTTATGACAATTTGTATGTAGGTTCTGTCTTTAAAGCAAAAGTAGGTTCTTGGACCGACAGTCCTACATCTTATGCATACCAATGGTATGATACAAATGGAAACAATTTTTTTAATGGAACATCGGTAAATTACACTGCAAATTCTTCTGCAATTTCTAGATCTATAAGACTAAAAGTTTCTGCTACAAATGCTGCTGGTACAAGCTCGTTTGTTTCTGCAGACAACGCATATGGTCCCATCAAAGATCTTCTACAACCTTCTACAGTTACTACTGCTTCAGTTAATGGAAGACAGTCTACGCAATTAAATATGCAATGGTTTGGAGGAGACTCACCATTTTATTTTATTGGTATATATAAACCAGGAACATCTGCATATGTAACTACAAAAATTGTGTCAACAGAGTCTACATCTTTAACTGGATTAACTGCTGGAACTAACTATTATATACAAATATTTGGCAACAACAATAATGAATATTCTGCTAATTCTAAAACAAGCGAAGTAATATCTACAGTATTTGCAGCAGCTCCATCAAGTATGGTAATTAATTCTACAACAAAAAGTGGAAACAATATAAACTTTACAGCAACAAAAGGATCAAATACTTCGGCAATTTCATTAATATTACAAACAACAGGTGGAGGTTCTGTGTCAAACGCCATTGAACAAAAATTTGGATATGACCAATCTACTAATAATGTTTCTGGCTCTTATGATATAACAAATATTGCTTCTGGTACATATAATTTGGTTGGATATGGTTGGAACCCAGATTACGGTAACTCCCTACTTGCCTCAATTGTTCAGGTTACGATATAATGGAGAGCAATGTCATATCATCTTAATGTAATTAAAGACAACCCCATGGCTTTCTGGCCTTTGGACGAGTCTATATTTTCTAATACAATTGACATTTCTGGTTCTGGAAATAATGGATCTTATGTAGGAACATTTTCTGGAAACATAATGCCTTTAGTATATGGAGGAAGTAACGCAACTAAAATAACTAATACTAGTTATGTGACTTGTCCAGTAACAAAAAATTTTTATAAAGAAGTAGGCAAAGGTGGTTTTGCTACTTCAGACTATTCAGACAATAGCTTTTCTTTAGAAATCTGGCTAAAGCAAAATATATCATCTGGTTCAATGACACCTATATTTGCAGACTCTACCAACAACATAGGGCTATTTTATTTTAATGGAAACATTATTTTTAAAGTAAACTCTCAATCTTTAATTTATAAGCTATCATTTGCAGAAAAAGCAATGCATATTGTTGCCTGCTACGGAACTAATTCTATGTCTATATATGTAGATGGTTCATTAGCCACATCCCGTTTGCTTGAGTCTTTTAAATTTACCAATAATACTTTGTCAATTGCTTGCGGTCCAACCAATGATGCTCAGGACTATTTTTTAATAGATGCCCCAGCCATTTATAGATATAAGCTTTCTGCAGAACAAATAGCAGAACATTTTAACTCTGGCCTAGATCATACACAGCCCATACATATTGTTGCTCCAGACAATGGCATTTTATTAGGTTTACATGGCCAAAATATTGCACCAGTTTTTATATATCAATACAACAAAGACGTGCAATGGCAATCTTTTATAGATGAAAATACATACTATGATGAAGTAAATAAATATATTTCATTTAAAAAATCTACAGGTCCAAAAACATTTATAATTAATGACGTATTTAACGTTCCAACTTCAACCCCAATTATTAGTTCAAAAATAGAGTGGAAGGGGGATAAGAATATAACTGTGGAATCATCCATAGACAATACAACATGGGTACAATGTATAAACGGATCTTCCCTTCCACAATTTAATAAAGAAAACTATACTGGAGATAGCTTGGTATATATTAGAATCACAATGACAACCGATGATTCTGAAATTGATTTTCCAAGACTCTCATTATTTAGAGTTTTGTTTTATTCTAAAAAAGAATTATATGCACATAATTATGGATACTACGCTACATCAGAAAAAGAATATGATGCTGCCAATTTTAGTTATCCAGTTTTAATTAGACATCCAAATGTTGGTTTAAAAACTTGTGGCACAGGAGGATTTAAGGTAGATATAGATTTGGACATAAGCACTGTAGAGTTTATGTTTACCCCGACCAGCCTTGCTGACAATATGGTTTTTTATTGTCCAGATCCAGAGTCTAAATTTGGATGGGCTGGAAACACAGCAATAAAATCCAATATATCCAAGGTTTACATAAATGAAGAGGATGTCACCTCTGTTACTAATATTAAATCTAAATTTGTATTAAATGAGCCACATCACGTAGTGCTTGTTTTAAGTTCACCAGCACAAAATGTATTACAGTTTAATTACTTATCTAATACAAATTATGGCCCCGTATGTAATTATCAAAATATAGGTTTATACCAATACCAGTTTGTTCCAGGAGATGTTGCCTTCCATTACGATACATATTGTGGCAAACCCTCTATTTCTGTTTCAGATTCGTCACTGGGCCTGACAGAATCTGGAGTAACAACCTATAATCAAGACTATTTAATAGTATCCAGTGCATAATTTTGTCAAACTAGTTGACAAAATCTGGACTTATACACATCAAAATGGTAAAATGAAGTAATGGAAATCAAAGGTATAAACAAGCAGATAATCGAAGAGACCACTCTTGGAATCTATGTCTGGGAAATGCCAGACGGAAGATGGATTGGCGACGACGATGGCAATTTTTTGTCAGTTACATCAATGAAAGGCAATAAGTCTAGAATGGATGCTCTGGCAAGGGAAGTTAGGTCTTATGGCATTTATGAAGGCCGTCCGCTATTTTTGTCAGGCAGACGAAAAATTGATGACGAAGAGTTTGAATATCAAAAGCAAAGATTAGAATGGGGTTTAACGCCAGACCCTTTAGATATTGGCGTATACAAAGATGAGGTCAGGAAAAACAAATAATGAAAGTTCAATACGAAGAAGATCCAGTATTTCAAGACAATGATGTACGTGTAAGCACATATGCTGATATGGTTAGATTTTCAAAGTCTCAAGATGAAGTTACATCTGATGAATTTAAAATGTCTGCAGAAGAATTGCAAAAGGTTGCTGGCATGTCTCCAGCTTTTAGACGCAAACTTAGCAGAGAACTTTCAAAAGCTTTTACTGGTAAAGAAGGAGCGCAAACTCAACAGAGCCTATTGGCCCAAGCAATCACTGGATACGCTTTCCTAGATGTTATTGAGCCAGTTTATAATTTAGAATATTTATCAAGACTATACGAAATATCAACATATAATTATGCTGCATGCAACGCAAAGACTTCAAACATTGTTGGTCTAGGTTGGCAGTTTATTGAAACAAGAAAAACAAATGACGCATTAGATAGCATTACAGATGAAAAGCAATTAGAAAGAGCAAGAAGAAAACTTTCAAAGCTTAGATCGGATTTGCAAGACTGGCTAGATCAATGTAATAGCGAAGATACATTTCAAGAAACTCTTATTAAGGTTTGGACTGATTATGAGTCTACTGGAAATGGCTATATAGAAATAGGAAGAACTGTTCGTGGAGATATCGGATATATTGGACATATTCCTGCGAAGACAATGCGAGTACGTAGATTAAGAGACGGCTTTGTTCAACTTCTTTATGGAAAGTTAGTATTCTTTAGAAACTATGGGGACCAAGAAACTCCTAATCCAATTTTAGGTGGAAGCGATAGACCTAATGAAATTATTCATCTTAAAAAATACACTCCAGTAAATCAATATTATGGAATACCAGACATTATTGCTGCACAGAACTCTGTTGCTGGAAATGAATTTGCCGCTAAATATAATTTAGATTATTTTGAGAATAAGGCTGTGCCAAGATATATTATTACCGCAAAAGGCGCAAAGCTTTCTCCAGAATCAGAAAGAAAATTATTAGAGTTCTTTCAGGTTGGATTAAAAGGAAAGAACCATAGATCCCTTTATATTCCACTTCCAGCAGATACTCCAGAGGCTAAAGTTGAATTTAAGATGGAACCAATTGAGGCTGGAACTCAGGAAGGCTCTTTTGACAAATATAGAAAAGCTAATAGAGACGAAATGCTTTTAGCACATCGTGTTCCAATTAATAAGGTTGGTACACCAGAAGGTGTCAATTTAGCAGTTGCTCGTGATGCTGATAAAACATTTAAAGAGCAAGTATGTAGACCAGCCCAAATGAGGCTTGAAAAGAAATTAAATGCAATTATTGAAGAAAAAACAGATGCTTTGATAATTAAATTTAACGAATTAAGCCTTACAGATGAAGATACTCAATCTAAGATTGATGAAAGATATTTGAGAATGCAGGTAATTACTCCTAATGAAGTTAGAATCAGAAAGGGTATGATCCCAATTGATGGAGGCGACGAAGTCGTTGATTTAAAGGGTCAAGATGCTGCCGAGCAGGCCGCTCAAGCAGGTAATACTAGACAGCGTTCTCAAAATAGACAGGCTAATTCCCCCGATATTTCTGGGGAGGGCAGAAATGCAAAAGGTGATGGAAGGCAGGCAGAATAGTAATTTTTTAGGCGACTATTCTTTGCCTTTTTAATTACTGGTTGCTATACTTTACTTAGTATGGACATTAAAAAAACTAATTGGTCTAGTGACGGCACCCGTCTATCTATTGGTGTCCCATTTACCAAGGTCAATAAAGAGAACAGAACTGTTTCTGGATTTGCTACATTAAACAATGTAGACCAAACAGGAGATGTTGTCACAGCAGAAGCGAGTCTTAAAGCATTTGATGGATTTAAAGGAAACATCCGTGAAATGCATCAACCTATTGCGGTTGGAAAAGTTGTTTCATTTAAACCAGAAACATTTTTTGATGCAGTAACAAAAAGTTTTTATGATGGCGTATGGGTTAGCGCATATATTTCAAAAGGCGCACAAGACACTTGGGAAAAAGTTCTAGACGGCACACTTTCTGGTTTTTCAATTGGTGGAAGAATTAAGGATGCGGAAACAGAAGTAAATAAAGCCGATGGAACATCAGTAAGATTTATTAAAGATTATGATCTTGTAGAATTGTCTCTTGTAGATTCTCCTGCAAATCAATTATGCAATATTCTTTCAATTGAAAAAGTAGATGGCAAATTGGTTCTTAAAGGAATTTCAGCAGGAGTTACAGCAGCAAACGTATTTTTCTGTCAAACAGATGATGTTGTTGTTTCAGACACAGAAGAAGCACGAGAGTGCACAGCCTGTGGAAAACCAATGCAAGTAATTGGTTGGGTTGAAAACAATGATGTTAATAAAGCAGATTCAGTACG